CTTCAAGGGCATCTTCACCAGTGATAACAATAGGCTGTGTGATATTCACATCAATCTTGTCATTCCACATACCCAAATGCTTACCAAGTAATTCAAGTGCTTTCAGCTTTGGTGAAATCTTCACTTCCCTTTCAACGCTTGACCCGGTTTCTGATTCAGACTGTTTATATTTCACGGATTCAATACAGGCAAGGTCATCATCATTTGCATTGTCTTTGATTCTTCCGTGACTATCAACAAGGTCTGTCATCTTCACAAAAGCAATGCGGGCAAGTTCTAAAACAACCCTGTCCTGATTGATTCCTGTTCTTTTGCTGCGTTCTGCCATTGCAACACTAATTGCCTGTTGAACCTTGACATTTGCCAACATCCTTGAACCTTGCTGATCTGCTGTTTTTGCCGAATAACCCGCACGAATGGCTGCTTGTGTTGCGTTCAGGTCAATCAGGTATTCTTCAACAAAACGCTGCTGTTTTTCAGTTAATTTTGCCGTTTTTGCCATCAAACAACACCCCTTTCATGTATTTTTGCAATAAAAAATCCCTGAAACATTACATTTCAGGGTGCAAATATCGGCATAAACAAAAAAGAATTGTGAAAAAACAACCGCTTCTTCACAATTCCCATCTTGTCAAGATACATCCTATCATTAGATTCAAGAATACACAATATACATGAAACAACAAAATCTATCGTAAAACGCTCTTTTTGTTGTTTCAAGTGACAGTAAGCATACATTAAGTTAGATAATGCAGATCATCATAGGTTTCTTCAAACCTTGTAAGTGCCTTTTTGTGAAGATTTCTAACATACTGATATGACATACCCATTTCACCTGATGCGACCTTCAAACTCTTAAACTGCACATACACCTTGAACAATACCTGTGAATACCTTGCATTGTGTAGACCTCTAATCTGCTTGATGATCTGTTCCTTAGCATCTGAAAAACGGTCAATCTCTGCATTGATTTCATCATTGAAAGCAACATAATTTGTAACTGCCTTGCATAAACTGTCACCTGACGGACTTGTCTGCACTCTTTCAGCAGAATAATCTATTGCCCCGGTACTGCAAGCATTGGTTTTCATATCATCAAGGCGTTCTAAATCCTGATTGATATTAGTATCAAGTTCCTGTAACTGTCCTAAATATTCCCTTGCGGATAATGTTTTCATTCTTTCACCTGTCCTTTCCTTGGTATCGGTTGGGTAACGGTTGAAAATTGACAAAAAATGTCTTGAAAGCCTTGTAAATACTGACGGTAACGGTTGGTAACGGTAACTGTTAAACTCTTATACTCTATATTTTTACTTTTTATAGATACATAAAAAATACTAATAATAAAAATAATAAGAAAATTACATTTAACCGTTACTACCGTTACAAACCGCATAAATAAAGACTTTCAACCGCTACCGTGAACCGCTACCAACAGTTACCAACCGCAACTACTGCATAAAATCATACGGTGTGTCATTCACCTTTGTATAAATCACATCAGCAACAACCATCTGACCGAACTGCTGACCCGCTGCAAACTTAGGAACAGCAATCACGGCAACCCCGGCAGTATGCACCACATACAACAACTGTGATATGTATTGGTGTGCAAGTTCATAAAGTTCTGCACCAATCACCTGACCTTCAAATTCTTTTTCCACCAATGGGAAAATATCATCATTCATTGATACGCTGCCCTTCTGTTCCAATAATTCCAAAATCTTATTTTCCATAATTATTCACCTTGTCCTTTCACCATTGCCCGGAACTCATACCAAGCATACTTTACATACAACTTACAGTTACACCAGTGCTGAACCCGTCTGATCTTCTTTTGCATCTTCCGGGTCATTTTCTTTTTATGTTCTTCTGACCACTGCCGACACCATTCTAACTGTGCAGCATCTTCCTGTTCATCATACATTTGACTTCACCCCTTTCACCAATCAAACGCCCAACAGATAATAAGAAACACCGTAATGACACTTACAACACAAAGTATGTTTTTCCATTCATACTTGAATACTGTGTATATTAGAAATATGACAAGGGCGGTCATCAACAGTATTGTGATTATTCTGATGAATTTCTTTATTTTTTCAATCATCTGTAAACCCTTCCTGTCTTGGTATCTTTCACCTGAACACGTTCAGTCAGTTCAAACCCCGCACCTTTGATGATGTACTTCAAAACCTTAATCAGATCATAGGCACGTTTGTCTGCTGCTTCACATTCAATCTGTTCACGTTCTTCCTTTGCTACTCTGCCAACGGCAATAGTTGCCGTTGGGTCTGCATATCCTTCCTGATTTCTTCCACCTTTCACTAATTGATACCTTCCTTTCTTATCAAACTTTTGCACCCCTGAATATCACCAACATTGAAGGAAAAGGTGCTGTGTTTTTACTGTTTCCAAATTTTAACCGACCTTTTATGAATCGAATTTCTGTCCTGTGTATAATAAAATCGTGAAAATACTTGGTGTCTGTTCTTGCCGGAATCAACAGAACAACAGTTGTGTGTTCTTTCCGTCCCTCAAAATAGCATTTTTCAACCCATTTATACATTTCTTTACCGTAGGGTGGGTTGCAAAAGACAGATTCCCCCCCCCAATCATGCAATAACCCGTTATCTTCTTTAGTGAAATACCTGTCACACTTATGATTCTGTTCACTTGAACACGGGTCTAATGTGAAATGAAATTCTGCATCCAGTGCATCAAATAAGTCCTGTGGTGTAGCCCAGTCATCTGTATTGCTGCTGAACAAAACTTCATTCATTTCAATCACCGTCCTTTCTACTATGAAACAAATATCTTACAATTTTTATTGTTCACTTTTTTCTGAATTACTCTAAATCCAAGCCTTTTATTGATCTGCTTACTGAATACAATGTTTGACATTGGCTGCATTGCATTGTCTGCACAAAAAACCTGATACCGTTTATACACATCAGCGGTTGGTTCATTTTCGATCATGTCAACCCCGGTGTCATTGATAAATGCAAGGATAGGGTTGTTTTCCTGTTCATATTCATCCAACTGATTCTGAACCTTATCTGACTTACTGAATCCATTATTGATGACTACCCTTTTTAGTCCTTCCACACCAAGCCTGATAAGATATTCAATGCTATCCTGTTGTGTCAATTCATACTTGATGAATGGTCTATAATCAGGGTCATCCTTGCTGAACGTGGCGTTGAACGGGATAATGACCAAACGCCTAAGTACCGCCCCGGTCTTGTCCTTCATACGGGGAATATCATTGGCACTGAATAACAGTTTGATGAACGGGTTGAACTCAAACGGGTCTTGTCCTTTACGCTCTGCCTTGATGCGGTTACCTGTTACTATTTTTTTGAACACACTAACCTGTGAACCTTGAAGGAAATCATCACCAATATCATCACCAATGTTTGCCAGTTTGCCGAACATCATTGAAGTATTGAACCTGTCCCCCAGTTCTTTCAGGTCAAGTGCTGAAATGTTCCGATCACCAAGGATTGCTTTGACACAATCCAAAAATGTACTTTTACCATTGGACTTGTCACCTGTCAGAATGAACGCCTTGCCTAACTCATTTCTTCTGTAAAAGCAGTAACCAATACATTCTTCCAACAATGCCCTGATCGCTGCATCACCACACGCTAACTTGTTCAGTGTACTATCTGCCAGTTCAGAATAGGCATCCGGCTTGTAGTCCCAAGGAATCTTGTTAGTAATAACAATGTCCGTGCTGAATGGTTTCAGTTCCCCGGTCACAAGGTCATATACACCATTGTTGAAAGCAATCAGGTTTGCATCTGACTGTTCTTTTTCATCAACAATCAATTCCATGTAGTCAAGAACTTCCCGGCGTTGCATCTTTTTCAGGTTTGGAATGTGCTGAATCATGTTTGATTCAATTTCCTTGTAGCCATTGGAATACACACCGTCTTTGTATATGTGTAACTGTCCGTTGATTTTGATAACGTGTGCCGTGTTCTTCATAAACACTGCAAACTTGTCAAACAGGAATGTGCTGCCAAGGAAAAAAACAGGTTTCTGAAAAGCATCATCACGCAAGATCACTTCCAGTTCATCATCTGACAGCGGTTGTTTCAGAACAAACTTGTTCAGGATGCGGATGCACTCACGGGTTTCTTCCACCGTGAAATCATTTGCAGTCAGGGTCAGGATGTAATTGAAAAGTGCCTGATTCCTTCCGTCCCCGGCATCCATATCAACAAAGTCTGCGGTTGCCTTGACCGGGAACAACCACTTGGGAACTTCCTGATACTTTCCACCTTCTTCAATGTCCCATTCACAAAATCTTTCTTCACCGTCAATCTTGATGACCTCATAGGATAACTTACTGCCGACTTTTATATCAGCGGTAAGACCAACAGCCAACTGAACGTGTGTCCTGTTCCTTGCAATAGTGCGGTTCTTGAAAAGAAAGTGTTTTCCCCTACTGGTACAAAGGACTTTACAGTCAAGTTGCAGTTCTTCCACAATGTTCATCAGAATTTCAGATTGGTCAGAATCATCAATGTCAATAAGGATGGTGTCATCAGCCAAAACCCCACCGAACCCATTCAGGTTCTTCACTTCATCATAGGTTTTCCATGTGGTTCTGTTTTTCAGTTTTTCAATGCTTGCCTTGCCCTTGGTTTCAACATAACCTTTGTAAAGCATCTTTTATCACCTACCTTATGTGATGTTTTCTAACACCTTTTTATAAAAATCCTTATTCCTGATGTTATGGTCAAAAGACTGCTGCCTTGATCGCAACAATGCTTTCAACTTTTTCAGTTCTTCCTTCTGTTCCTTCAATGTGTTTCTTGGTTCTTTCAGGCGTTCCCTGTACTTTTTTACATCAGCATTGCGGTTCTTCCAAACCTTTGTGTTCTTCCTGTGTGAATCCCGGAGAAGCTGCGAGTTTTTAACACCCGTCTGAATCTGTGAAATAATATGCTGTGTCTGTCTGATCTGCTGTTCTGCATATCTAATCTTTTGGGTATACCCTTCAATGTAAATGCTGTGTTCCTTCTGAACCTGTTCAAATTGTTCAGCCTGTTCCTGAACAAATTCTTTAATCTGCTGTTCACATTCCGGGGTGAAACTGCTTCTGATAAGTTTCAGCAGTTTCCTGACCTTGGCAATGCTGCGGATATTCAGAAATTCTTCAAGATGAACAGTCATTGAACCATTTTCATATCTGATTTCTAAATCCATGAAAAACCTTCCTTCCTTCCCGGTGTTACGCTACAACACCAAATTGTTTCAAGCGTTTCTTTGCTAAATCTATGTACCACTGCCTATCAAGTTCAGGCGGTGTTTTTACCCCAACAACCGAATCATTGAAAATGAAACAGTGGTCAGGTGTATTACCGAATTTTTCACCCTTGGTTTTCACCTGTTTACGTTTCAGCAATCTTCCATGCTGCTGATCGTTAGATGCAAACACCCTGTATGACTTATATGTGTATTTGTCCTTGTCAGGGTATTCATACACCGTCTTGATTGTTCTTTTGCCTATATGACTGACAAGCGGGGTGCAATGCTCATGTTCCACCCAATCATACTTGTCTGATAACTTGACAATCTTCTGAAACATAATCAGGTCATCACACTGATTGATAGTCTGTTCAACCGGGGTTTTCTTGACCATGTAGTCAACCAGTGCTTTATTCAGGATTGGCAGATCATTGTCAACCGCTGAAAGTTCCTTCACATAAGCACCGATTCTTTCAACACCGCCGTCAATACCAACCCAAAGGTAATTGTTCACATCCTTCTGATAGATTTCACTGATGTTATCCAGTTCAAGAAGAATTGAACACTGATCTGTTGAACAACGCTGTTCCCACTCCCAACAAATATCATCAACCATTTCAAAGGCTTCATCTGTGTCAGGAATCCAAATAATAAGACCGTCCGTGTTGGACTGAATCAGTTCAAATCCCGGTACAACTTCAAGGTGTTCAATCAGGTCAAGCAACATCAACTGACCGTTGATGCACATACAGTTATTGTTTCTTGGGTCATACGCTGCATTGGTTTCATCCTTCATTGCACCTGACAAGGCGTTCAGCATCTTCTTATATGGCAACTGTGCTTTCTTCCACCGTTTGACCTCTTTCTTATTTCCGGCGTTTTTTGCAGCAATCTGTTTTTCCTTCATGGCTTTTCGTGTGTTATACACTAACGGGTAATTGTCATTAGTTGCTGCCCTTGTAACCAGTCCCCAAGCAATCAGCATTGACGGATAGTAATTGTTTACATCAACGTGCAGCAGTTGCCCGGTTTTGTGAATTGGTGTGGCTGTTGCCCCATGAACACCACCAAAACCAAATGAATGAGGAATACCCGCAACCACGGTTTCAAGACCCTGTTCTTTGTACCATGTACGTTTTGAGTATTTATCCATGTGTGCCAAGTCCATTGACAAGGCTTCCTGTCTTTTCTGTTCAAACCAGTCCTGAACATATTTATATTTTTTCAGTTGCAAGCACGGCAAGAAGTAGAAATCAAATTCATCTTCAAATGATCTGCGGGAACACCCAAGCACCTTTGCGGTGATTCTTGCTTCACTGTCCCCTATATCAGACAGGTTCACAATGTCCGGGAAAGCCTGAATGATACCGTGCATTGCATTAAATTCATCTATTTTTTCAAGGAATACTTTGATGGTTTCTTCTACATCATGCCGACAGTAGAAAACCGTCATTTCAATTTCTTCCTTGGTCAATTTCCTGTTTATTCTAAAATCAACATCCGTTTCCTTGATATTGCTGCCAAGAAAACCTTCCAGTGTTTTCAAACCAACCGGGGGGTTCGGCATAACATCATAGTTAATCATTGGAACTTTGTTGAACGCTGATGAAAATTGCCACCCTTCCTTTTTTTCAACAATTATCCAGTCATTGATTCTTTTGGGGTTCATTCCCAACAGAATACCTTTCATAATGTACTGGTCATAGTGGCGGTTGTTATAACCTACCCATATATCCTTGCTATTCGCTTCATATAAGGCTTTTAATTCATCAGGGTTATTGATTATCACATATTCTTTTTTCTTGGTCACATCAATGAAAACGGCAAGCCAATCTTCCTTGAAAACCTCAAAGTCATAAAAAATCACTACATTCACCCTTTCTAAAAATAGCGGTGGAAGGTGCGACCCCGCCACCGCCTGATAATTCTATTTTGTAGATATTTTATCTACTTTTCAAGTAAAATTTTTTAGCAGTCAAAAACTTCCTTGATTGTGATAGGGTTGAAAGCATCTGCCTTATAATCAACCTCAACTTCAATCACACCCTGAATGGACTGGAATACATCAAGAATCTGATCTGCAAAATCTGCATAGTTCACAAATTCAACAGGTGTGTCATCTTCTGCAATCAGCTTGTTCACCCAAGTGCATACAGACTTGATTGCCTGTCCGTCCGTCCACTTTGCGGAACTGTTGCCGGAAATAACACGGTTGAAGAAGATCATGCGGTTTGCCTGTTCACCTTCCTTGATTTTTGCCTGAACTGCAAACATCAACTTATCCTGTGCCTTGGTCAACTTAATTTCCATCTTCTCAATACCAATGATGTATGTACCATCAGGCACATCAGCAAAATCATTGTCAGGTGCGTTCTGCACCTCATTCTGTAATTCCTGTAAATCAACCTTTTCATCAAATGCACTGAAATCAATAGCCATAATTTTTCACCTTTTTAACCTTTCTTATTTGCTTAATACTAACTTTAACAACTCAAACGCCTGAACCTCATTGAACCCGGCTTTTACATAGGAATCATAGATTTTCTTTGCAGCAGTTGCACCATCTTCCGGCGGTACATCCTGTTTAGGTGCTACCGGGTGCGGGTTCTTCATTGAACGGTTGTTTGCCGTGTTCATTCCTTCCGTGATCGCTGATGCAAGAATTGCACCAAACAGTTCATCAGGTAAACCAAAAGGATTGTTCATATTCTTTTACCTCACTTTCTTAGCGTGTTTTTCTTACTCTGCGGGTTCTGCCAGTCGGCTGTTCATCTACTGCCTGGGTTTCATCCACCGCTGTATCTGCATTATCAGGCTGTGCCTGTGCTGCACTTCTTCTTGTGCGTCTGCCCTTCTCCGGCGGGTTCATTGCCCCGTCAATAGGGTTTTCCGGCTTAGGGTTGTCTGCCTGTGCTAAACGCTTCACACCTTCACCAAATTCTTCCTTGCTGATGACCTTCATAACCTCAACACCGTCAACAATCAGGTCAACCGTGTCACCTTTGTGCTTCATCACATAGTTATCATCAGCCGGAACATAGAAGTATGTGTCTGCATCCAGTGTGACAGATTCAGAATCAGTATTTGTTGTACCGTCCTGAACAGGTTCAGACTGTTCAGCAGACTTTCTTTCCTTGCGGGTTCTTCTTGGCGGTGTTTCAAGTTCCGGCTGCGGTACAGAATCCGCTGCTGCACACGCTTCATCAAACGGGATTTCTTCACGCCCATCAGCAACCGCATCAATAGCCTTGTCACGCTCTGCCATGTAATCAGCCATTTTCTGATTATTTTCAGCCACCACTTCATCATGTGTCTTGCGGGCGGTTCTGCCTGTCTTTGGTGCTGCATCTTCTGTTGTAGTAGGCGGTGTTGCTGTGGCTGTGGTCTTTTTTCCACCCCTTGCCCGTCTGCCGTTTGCATCCGGCTTTTCAAGATCGGATGCAGCCTGTGCATCAGCCTGACCCATTTCTGCATCTGTCTTATACTCACCGACTTCATAGAAGTTGCGGATTTTATCAGCCACATAATTCAGGTCATTGTCAATGGCGTATGCCGGGAACATTCCCATAGGTGACTTCACGGTGTCCTTGCCACTGTTCTGTGTATAGAAGTAATATTTCCCTTCATTCACGCCTGTTCTAAGTACAATGGTGAAAAGTCCTTCAATAGTGATTTTCTCACGAAGTAACTTTCCGATCAGTTTAATAGTGGTTACACCGTTTTCAAGGGTTTCTGTGTGGGTCATATAAGCAACCACCACATCATCAGGAAGTTCCTTGCACACCTCAATGATTTCAAAGTAGTTCGCACCGAAGTCATTCCATTTGTCCCAACCGTTTTCCTTGATACGGTTCATGTATGGAACAGAAAGGATATACTGGAAGTCATCAACCACCAGTAACTTCTTCCCGGCTGCTGCCTGTTCCTTCATAAACTTGCAGATTTTGCGGGATTCAACCTCACTGTTCAGCATTGTGAACTTACCCTTGAACGGTAACGGCTTACCAACCGGGTTCACAACAGCAGTTGTTACCGGATCGCAATTTCTCATACTGGTACTTTTTCCTGTACCTGATTCACCCATAATCAAAAGCATCTGTGCCATATTATTTCACCTGTTCCTTTCTGATTTTTTCAAAGTTTCCCGCCATATTAGCAGAAACATGATGCTGACCAAACTGTTTCTGAACTCCCGCACGAATCACTGAACGTAATAACTTTCTGTTATATACCGGGCGGGGATTGTAAACCTTCCCCTGTCTTTCATTTACCATACTCTTATACCTCACTTTCCTTGATGATAATTTTTAACTTTCTGCGTTCATCCATTGGTATGACCTCAACAGAATAGTTATTTGCAAGAAGAATACCAACTAAATCCTGATATGCTGCACTTGTACGACTTCCTTCAATTACAATACAACCACATTCAGCAGCACATTCCTTTTCAATATCTTCACGCATAATGTCATTCACTGACTGAATATCATTGATGATATATTTCAATTCCTGATTTTCAGCCATCAGATGATTGCGTTCATCTTCTAACCGTCTGATTTTCTTGTCTCTTTTATCCATTATTCTTCACTTCCTTCATCTGTGCTACCTTCTGTTACTCTACTTGACCATAAATCAGCATAGTGCAGAATCAAATATAACGGGGTTTCATTTCCCTTCACCGCATAGTTTGCTGATTCATACAGACCATCATGGTATCTGATCGCAAATTCTTCATCTTCCGTCAGGTCAATGAAAAGTGTCGCTAACTTGATGCTGCGGGTTGCGTGGTCAAGTGGAAGAAGTGCCGGGTTACGCTTGAAAGGCTTGCTTTCAGACTGTTTATATTTCTGTTCCGGCTCTGCCTTGGTAGGTCTGCCGTCCTTAATCATGTTAGGCACATACATCTGCTTGCCATAATCACCACACTTGCCAAGATCATGTAACGCTGCTGCAATGATGACTGAATCACGGATTTCTGTATACTTGACCTTGCCAAGAAGTGCATAACCGATATTTTCTGCTGCCATCATTACATTTCTGCTGTGATGAACAAGACCAAACTGACACGCAAGATGATTTCCACCACTGCAAGGTGCTTCAAAGAATCCGATTTCTTCCATGTATGCAATCAGATCTTCCATTCCCTCACGCTTGGTTGAAAGTAAGTGGTCAACCACATACTTCTTATTGTCAAGTTCCTTTGCGTTGTCTGCTGCTACCTGTTCAATTTCTTCCTGAACTGTTTCCTGTGTTACTTCTGCGGTATTCCCAACCGCTGCATCTGCTTTCTTTTTTGCTGCCATGCTCTTTCACTCCTTTAATTATTTTTATGTTGATTCCATTCTGTCAGGAATGGATAAACACCGTATAAGTTGACTGGTAATTCACCCAGTTCAATGTGTTCAATAAATTGCTTGAACTGTTCATAGTCCTTTGGGTATAACAGGATGCCGATACCGCCCGCCTTTTCAATTTCTCTAAGGTTGTATAACTGTAAGTCTGACGGTCTGCCGTTTGGTGCTTTCAGTTCGATTCCCAAAAACCAACCGTTGAAACATACCAACAGGTCAGGAATACCGCTTTTTGTATAAGCTGCACCACCCCAGTATTTCAGTACCCAAGCACCCTTGTCCTTCAGAAACTTCTTGACCTTATTTTCAAAATTCTTTTCTGCTGCCATTAGTTCACCCACCTTCTTAAAGGTTTTGTCAGCATAGTCCTTCTTACATATAAACCATTATTGTAAGTGCAATTTTGGTCATAGGTCATATCACGAATATACAAATACACTTCCCGCCTATATCCATTGGTACAATTAGGAACTAACTTTATACACTCCTTACACATTTCAATAATGCTGAAATACTTTCCTGAGGATTTATCAAACATCACACCATATTTATTGACTACAATGTTATGCTTATCTATCAACTGTTGCCCTATTTCATTAAAAGGTAT